TTGTACACGGGTACTTTGGGCTTCAGCGATATCCATAACCAGGCGGACTTTAAGACGGAGCACCAGGGCGCTGGCATCAGTTCGGGCGGCAGCATCGGCGAGCAGTTTGCCGGGAACATGGCGAACGCTCTGCTGGCCGGAGGCGGTAACAGTGGTCACGCGGAAGGCACGACCCAGGCGGCGGTGAGCGAGGGGACGCTCATCATTCGCGATAAGGAGAACCAGAAGCAGGATGTGGCTGACCTGAGCCGTGATGCGGATCATGCGAACGGCAGCATCAGCCCGATATTTAACAAGGAGAAGGAGCAGCAGCGCCTGCAGGAAGTGCAGCTGATTGGTGAGATTGGCTCGCAGGCGGCGGATATTGCGAACACTTATGGAGAGACAGAAGGGCTGAAGGCGGCGCGGGATGCGCTGTCGAAAGAGGGCGTGACTGAGCCGGACGCGGATGCCAGCGACGCACTGAAAAAGGCCTATCAGGATGCCCTGCGCGGGACCGATGCGTACAAAACCACGACGGCAAAATACGGCACGGGCAGCGACCTGACGGCGGCACTGGCGGGGGCCTCGGCGCCGGAGCTGGCATACCGTATTGGTCACGGCATGGGGATCGATGACAATACGGCAGCGAAAACCATTGCGCATGCCATCCTGGGCGGTGCGGTTGCGGCGCTGCAGGGAAACAGTGCGGCAGCGGGTGCGGCCGGAGCGGCGACTGGTGAGCTTGCGGCGAAGGCGATAGCGGGTATGCTGTACCCTGACGTCAAAGATTTGTCGTAGCTGAGCGAGGAGCAGAAGCAGACGGTTAGTGCACTGGCGACGATATCGGCCGGGATGGCCGGAGGGATAGCGGGGGCCAGTACAGCTTCAGCAGCTGCGGGGGCGCAGGGAGGGAAGAATGCGGTTGAGAATAACTCGCTGAGTAAGGACAAGCCGCCGGTCAATATCTATGACATCAATCCACTGAAACCAAATGTGCTCGACGCTGACGGGGATCCTCTTAAAGGTGGTGGTATTGGTAAGTTTACGATTAATAAAGGGCAACAGAACAAGTACTTACCGGGAACGAACGAATATAAAATAGCTTCCGAAGCGGGTCTGAATAAAAGCGTTCTTACCGTAGCGCCTGATTCATTGCTATCCAAACTGGGAACGGGTCAGCAGGTAGGTAATACTCCTGTAGGTGTTCCTGGCTCTAAGGAACGAATAAATTATGGTCAAAATATTGGAAACTATATTGACCCTCAGACAGGAGTATCCACACCTACTACAAATGGCATAGTCCACTATGGTAAAAACGGTGTGCATATTGTTCCTGCAAGACCTTCAGAATAATAAGGGGGAGTAATGGTTTTATCTGATTTAAGTGTATACCTGAGACTTTCATTGCAGAGGGCTTTGTTGGGAAACGTTACCCCTAACATTAGAGCCGTTATTTCTGAATTATCTGGTAAGAACATTAGCTTACTTTTTTATTTTGAAGGTGAAGTTGATGACGACGACGAAGAGCTTGCGTCGGTAATAGAAACTGAAATTATTGCCGATTTTGATGATGATTTTACTGTAGATACAACAGTTCAGCGTCTTGATTATCCACAGAGGATAAAGAATACAAATGGTTTACTGGTATATCTAAGAAAAGAGTAGCAACAAAGATCCCGACCCCTGTGCAGGGATCGTTTTATCAGTGATTCCTAAAAATGGCCGTTATCCCGTTTGAATACGGGCAGATCGCTGGTGTCGTTCAGCGCCTCCGGAAATTGTCGCAGCGAAAGACATAGTGCTGGGCGGCGCTGCAGGGGAACAGCGCGGCAGCGGGTGCGGTCGGAGAGGCGACCGGTGAACTTGCGGCGAAGGCGATAGCGGGTATGCTGTACCCTGACGTTAAAGATTTGTCGAAGCTGAGCGAAGAGCAGAAGCAGACGGTCAGTGCGCTGGCGATGATATCGGCCGGGATGGCTGGCGGGGGACAGTACGGGGTCTGCGTTGGCCGGGGGGCAGGCCGGGAAGAATGCGGCGGAGTATAATTCTCTGAAGAGCATGATGTGTGCGGAAACCCCCTGGGATTGTCGTGATAACCCGCTGATTGAAGGTAGAGGAACCAGAGGTGCTTATAATCCTAGAGGTAGAAATGGTAATCCCATGAATACCAACGGTTCTAACTCGCCAGCAGTAAATGGTGAGCGAACATATTCAACTCCTGATTAGTAGCTTTGTGGTTAGCGGCATGGAGGTGTTCCACCATCTTCATGCTGCGTTCGTTAATAATATTAAAAATTATATCCGGTTAACGCTTCCTTTAATGTGAAGTGATTTCCTTTGCGTTGATTATACCAGGCTGAATAAAAATACAGTATCTGATAAAAAATATAATTATGGGAATTGCGAGGTAGCTTCAGAAAATATGACGGTGAGTGTCGTATCATTCGTTAATTATCATTAACGGTTTTTCGTATCGTCCACCTGTCCTGACAATTTCCCTTAATCTCCTGTCGCTTTATGAAGACCAATAAAATTCGGTCTGATGAGCACAGGCACCGGGCAGGGCAACGCCCAGCGTGAAAACCTGTTGTAAGCGTCACTGCCTTAAAAACAGGGCCCACGCCGCAGGAATGCGGGGTGGGCTTTTTTATTGCAAGCATGCGTTTTTCATTATTCGCACGCCATCAGCTCACCTCGCTGTAAATCCCCACCACGCGACCCACCGTTTTTATCTCGCCAATCACGCATTCAAAGGGGATCTTTCCACCCGCAACGTGGAGTTTTTTGCCCGGCAGCAACGTTAAATCGCGGATGCTGGTGGTGCCTTCAATCTCAACCAGCCACAGCCCATCGGTTAACGACGCGTCTTTTTCAACAAAGTGAAGTTTTCCCTCCGCCCGAACGGCGATGCCACGGGTGAGCGGCTTGTTGAAGAAATGGGTGTCGATGCTCAAAATAGCATTTTCTTCCAGTCTTCCGTCACTAAGAGTGAATGAAGCAACCGATAAGGGTTCCCCTTGGGTTGGCTGACCTTCAAACTGCGCACCTTGCCCGGTCATCAGCCAGCGAAGGCTGGCGCCGGTGTCCAGCGCGCACTGAACTGCAAAATCGTAAGAGACTGTGCCGCGCGCATAGCGGTTCTGAAGCGAGCTGGCGGCGATATTAAAGTGCCGGGCCAGCTGGATTTTCTGCGTGAAACCATATACCTGACAGATTCTATCGAGTAACTCTTCATTATTCACTTGAGAATCCAAGATCAAAATATATTCCTTTGGGTGTTTACTAATGCTCATTTGAGTATTAGTATCATTACAAATTCGGGCAATCAGCGGCTGGCGTTGGTAAACAGAGGCTAATGATTGCAGACAGTGTCAAAATGGGAATCATGCAGCATGGCTTCTGAAATCGCAATCATCAAACCGCGGAAAAAACCGTGCTCTGCCCGTTTTCAGCGCATTAGCGTGCGTGAACTGATGCGAGGGGAGATATGGCGATAGAAGCTACCCATGCAAGGGTTCCACTTAGCGTGGGGGCGCGTCTTCGCGGGCTGAACCACGTCGCTGAACTGCGCGCCCGATACGGGAGCGATAGCGGAAAAGAGCTGGCGCGATTTATGGCCGATCTGCGCGATAAGCGCGATCCCTGTTATGAGGAGAACAGCCGGGCGCTGGCCGCCATCTTTTTCCTGGCGAGATTGCCCGTTGCCCGTCATGAGTGCGATTTTAGCGAGCTGACGACCGAAGAAAAAAGGGCGCTGATTAACGCCATGAATCATTTTCGTGCTGTTGTGAGTTTATTTCCTGAACGGCTGACCATGCCGGTGTAACCCAACCAAAAACTAATGGCGTAAACCCGCCGGGCATTCTATTGCCTGAAATCAAGGAGAACGCGTGATGCGAAACAGTGAAAACCGCTTTTATTCAACCGGAAGTGAAGAACTGAAACGCCTGCTGAGGGAGGCAAAAACAGAGGAACGATGCGCGCGAGCCCGCGCAGTCTCCCTGCGCCTGGAAGCGCTGGCGAGCCATATCTTCAAAACCGGTATGAGCGGGGAAGACGTTGCCGAACTGCTGTGCCATGAGGCGGCCCGCTACGAGCGGGAATCCCAGGAGATGCACTGATGGCCGATTTTATCGATCTTGCGCAGGCGCGCGAGCAGGAAGACAGAGAACGGCACATTCATCACGCCCGCAGGCGGCCCGCATCGCCTTCGCGGTTCCTCTGTGAGGAGTGCGATGCCCCGATACCGGAGGCGCGCCGTATGGCGGTGCCCGGCGTGGCCCTGTGCATCACCTGCCAGGAGATTGCGGAGATGAAAAATAAACACGTCCGGGGAGGATGAGTTGGCTACGTCATTTGCTTATCCGTGGAACGTGCCACGGTCGGCCATTGCCAGCCCTTATCTTACCCATGCCCAGCTGCAGAGCCGCGATCGCTTTTTCGCGGCGCTACAGCGGGCAAGAATTGCCCTCTCCCGGCAGCCTGACTGCGTGCGTGTCGACGTGTGGCGGACGGTGGACGCCCTCGAACAGCGTCAGGGCGGCTCGCAGGCGAATGCCTTTTTGATCCGCTTCTGCAACAGGATATTGCCCCGTCTGCAGCAGGTCTCTGAACGCTATGCCTGTGCAGGCCTGCACGGCGCGGTCTCAAGGGCCGTGTTTGACGGCCATTTCGACACCCGGTTTCTGCAGTACCTTGCCTCGCGCATGGTCGAGCTGGTTGCCCGCTATAACCGACTTCCCGATATGTCCCGCGCGGATATCGACCTGCTGGCCGATGATATTGCCAGCTTTATTCGCGGCGAGCTGGCGAATATTAACGATGCTGACATGGGTGAATACCAGACGCTGTACGTATGGTATCAGCGTGCCGGACTGATCGCACGGCAGTTTAACGTGTCGCCTCCGCACTGGGAGCGGGTGTCAAAGACGTTTTTCAACAAAGATGATGTAGCCGCGGCGGTGATCCGCCTGTTTTCCGAGGCGTGGTGGCGCGGGCGATTGCGTCGGATCGCGGCCGCCTGGCGCGAACATGTCCAGATTGCCCTCGGCAACGTCAGCAAAAAGAGAACGGCGTATGCGAGCAAGCGCTGCGTGACGGAATGGCGCGAGCAGAAGCGCCGCACTCGTGAATTTCTCAAGGGCATGGAGCTGGAAGATGAAGAGGGAAACCGCATCAGCCTGATTGATAGATACGATAGCTCGGTGGCCAACCCGGCGATACGTCGCTGTGAACTGATGACCCGCATTCGCGGCTTTGAAAACATTTGCCAGGCGCTGGGCTACGTGGGCGAGTTCTATACGTTAACCGCGCCCGCGCGGTATCACGCGACCGTGAACGCGGGCTACCCCAACGCAAAGTGGAACGGGGCCAGCCCGGCGGATACGCAACGCTACTTCACTCGGCTGTGGGCGCGCATCCGCGCAAAGCTCCACCGGGAGGGGCGGCGCATTTTTGGTATCCGCGTTGCGGAACCCCATCACGACGGTACGCCCCACTGGCACATGCTGATGTTTATGCTGCCGGAAGATGTTGAATGCATACGCCAGATTATAGGGGACTACGCGCACGAGGAGGATGCCGCTGAGCTGCAGAGCGAAAGCGCCAGACAGGCGCGCTTTCACGCAGACGCCATTGATCCGCTGAAAGGCAGTGCTACCGGCTATATCGCCAAATACATCTCAAAGAATATCGACGGCTATGCGCTCGATGGCGAGACCGATAACGAAAGCGGCGGGCTGCTGAAGGAGACGGCATGCGCTGTGTCGGCCTGGGCGGGGCGCTGGCACATTCGCCAGTTTCAGTTCATCGGCGGCGCGCCGGTAACGGTTTACCGCGAGCTGCGTCGACTGACAGACACCGAGGCCGCGCGCGGTCTGAGCGTGGAGTTTGCCGCCGTCCATGACGCAGCGGACGCTGGTGACTGGGCGGGTTATGTTACTGCTCAGGGCGGGCCGTTTGTGCGTCGCGATGATTTACAGGTGCGCACGTTGTATGCGCCCCGCGCCGGGTTTAACCAGTACGGCGAGGAGATCGTTCGCATCCGCGGCGTGTACGATTCCGCTGTCGGTGCGGGCAGCCCGGTGTTAACCCGGCTCACGCAGTGGAAAATTGTGCCGAAGCGGGCCGTTGAACTGAAGGATGCACCTGTGCTTCCTCGGAGTTCTGTCATTAACTGTACGGTGAACGATCTCTCTCAACCACTTAACCGGCGTGCGCGACGGGCATTAACCGAGCGCATCAAACGCGTCCGGCCCGGCGCATCGGCACCCTTTGTTTATGAGAGGGATCCGCAGAACGGGGTCCCGGAGACGGTGATTGACGAGATACGGCTCGCCACGGGAATCACCATCAGCCGCGGGGAGGCCCTGCATCTGATGGCGGGCGGCGTGAGCCGCTTTAACGACAAATGGTGCCGGGGCGCGGCTGACGGATCGCTCTTTCCGGCGGCGTGTTCTTATCAGGAAAAGGCGCGGAAAATCCTTGCTCGTATTGGGCATTTAACGGGCCTGCTCACCCTGCGTGTATGCTAATCTCCATCGATATCATGTACATACCGCAAGGAGTTCTGATTTTTCGCTTCACTATTTTTATGAATACGTGCTACTGTATGTTTATACAGTATCTCGTGGTGGAGGTTGTGTGGACAGAGAGTTGAATGAGCAAGTCATGATTGAACGAGTCGAGATGATTGCGCGACTGACGACAGAAGGAACCTGTCAGGAGAGAGATCGTGAGATTGCCCTGAATTTAATTGCTGAGATTGCGCGGGGAAATTTAATCAAGAACAACGCATTTACCGTTGTTTTCTCGGCATCGCCTGTTCCAGAACGAATCAAAAAAGAAAGCAATGTGCGGGTCAATATCACGCTGGATAAAGATCAGCACGTTGGCCCGTCCATCGTGGCGGCATTTCAGTGCGAACTCACTCGCAGGATAAGGCCCCTGTTTCCGTCAACGCGGGTCACGGTGAAAGAAGGCTCCATGACCGGCGTCGAGCTGCTGGGCATTGACGGCGACGCCGAACGCGAAGCGCTGGACACCATTCTCCGCGAAGTCTGGGAAGACGAGAGCTGGCGTTAGCCTCAGCCTCTGTTCCCTGCACGACACGCTTCATTCTGATTTTGCTCTCGCCAGGCGGCTGCTCGCTGCTCGCGGACGGCCTGTTGTGTCCTCGATTGTCCATCCGCCATCGCTAGCGGAAAGGGCGCTGGCTCTGGAAACTCTACAGTACCTGGAAATCCGGATGTTGGAGCGTCTGATGAAGATCTATGCAATGCAGGGCGATACGCTTGATGCCATCTGTGCCCGTTATTACGGGCGCACGGCAGGCGTCGTCGAAGCCGTTCTGAAAGCCAATCCTGGCCTCGCTGAGTACGGCGTTGTCCTGCCTCATGGCACTGCAATAGACATGCCTGAGGTGGATAGCGCCCCCACAAAAGAATCCGTAAACCTATGGGACTGAGCCTGGAGAAAATAACCACGTTTATCGCCTACTGGCTGGCCGTGGCGTTGGCCTGGTTCGGGGCGATGTCTCCTGAGAAAGTCGCACTCTACGTGGGAAGTCTCTGCGCCATTTTTACCGCGCTGACGAATTACTGGTTTAAGCGAAAAACCTGGCGCTATCTCAAATCGTTAGGCCTCGATAAGAAGAGCATTCGTGAACTTAATCATTAAGCGTTGCAGCATTGCCAGCGTGCTTGCACTGGCGGTGCTAATGCCGGACTTTCGATTACTGAAAACCTCGCCCGAGGGTCTGGCGCTCATTGCCGATCTCGAAGGATGTCGTCTGTCGCCCTACCGGTGTAGCGCGGGCGTATGGACATCAGGCATTGGCCACACGGCAGGTGTCGTGCCGACGAGGGAAATTACCGAACGTGACGCGGCGGCGAACCTGATTGCCGACGTCATGAAGGTTGAGAAACGGCTTGCCGCATGCGCGCCGGTGGAGATGCCGCCCCGTGTCTATGATGCACTGGTCAGTTTTGCCTTTAACGTGGGAACCGGTGCCGCCTGCCGTTCGACGCTGGTGTCGTTGATTAATCGCAAGCAGTGGCCGCAGGCTTGCGGTGAACTGCCCCGCTGGGTGTACGTCAACGGGAACAAAAACGCCGGGCTTGAAAACCGCCGTGCCCGTGAAAAAGCCTGGTGTCTGAAGGAGGGCTGATGAGAACTCGTCTGCTGATGCTGGCCGCGCTGGTGGTCATTATCCTGTGGTTTCGTCATGACAATCAGAACCTGTCCCGCTCTCTGGCCAAAACCAATCAGATCGCCCGCGAACAAAAAAGCGCAATCAACGCGCTGAACCATCAGCTGAACGTCGCGTGGCAGTTGGTCAGAGAAAATGAAAACGCGCAGGTCAGGCTCCGCGATGAGCTTGCCGTTGCCGGAGAAACGCTGGCCAGACGCGAAGTGGCCATTGGGAAGTTGATAAATGAAAATGAAACGTTACGCCGCTGGTATACCGCTCAGCTGCCTGATGCTGTCCGCAGGCTGCACGTCCGCGCCGCCTGCGCCTCCGCAGCCCATTGTTTACCACGCCTGCCCGAAGGTGAGCCTTTGCCCGATGCCGGCAAGCGAGCCCGTCACTAACGGCGATCTGAGTGCCGATATTCGCAGGCTTGAGCATGCCCTTATCGCCTGCGCGTTGCAGGTGGAAACCATTAAAGACTGTCAGGATAAATTCGATGCACAAACTCAAGAGCCTGCGTCAGGCATTAATTGACGCGATCCCCCAACTGAATGCAAACCCGGAGCGCCTGCAGATGTCGGTCGGCAGCGGTAATCTTGACGCGCGACTGGCCTCCTCGCTTTCCTTTGAAAAGCACTATGCGCTGAACGCAAAGGTCAGCGGTTTTTCCGGCGACAGCGAGGGCCTTTTCGTCCCGGTGCTGGCCTGGCTTCGGGAAAACCAGCCGGACATTTTTACCCTCGATGAAGGCCGCACAAACGGATGTTCCTTCACGATCGTTTTAAACGATGACGATACGATGGATATCAGCGTCAGCGTGCAGTTAACCGAGCGCATTCTTGTTTCCCAGGAAGAGGGCGCTTTGCGCGCAACGTATTCCCCCGAGCCGCCGCTGCCGGAGCCCGTCACGCGTCCGAAGGCGTTATACATCAACGGGGAGCTGGTCAGCGAATGGGAGGCGTAATTTCCCCGCCCTGAGGGCCTGCTGCCTGGCCTGCTTGTTGTCTCATCCTGCACCAAACCCCGTCTCGTTGCTGCCGTTCCTCCTGAACGGCATTCTCTTCTTATGAATACATTAACCTCCATACACGGCATCGCTCGCGCGATCCGCAATCTTATTCGTGTCGGTGTTGTGACCGATGTCGACCTCAAAAGAGGGCTCTGTCGGGTCCAGTCCGGTGGGATGAACACCACCTGGCTGAACTGGATGACCTGCCGCGCTGGACGTTCGCGCGTGTGGTGGGCGCCGTCCGAGGGCGAACAGGTACTGCTGCTGGCCATCGGCGGAGAGCTGGATACCGCCTTTGTGTTGCCGGGCATTTTCTCTGATGAGCATCCGGCACCGTCGACGTCACCCGATGCGCTTCACGTCAGCTTTCCCGACGGGGCGGTTATCGAGTACGAGCCCGGGAGCGGCGCGCTGACGGCAACCGGCATCAAAACGGCAGCCATCACCGCATCGGAATCACTGGCCGCAACCGTACCGGTGGTGCTCGTGAAATCCGCAACCCGCATCACGCTTGATACACCCGAAGTGGTGTGTACCAACAAGTTAATTACCGCCTCACTTGAGGTGCAAAAGGGCGGGGTGATGGCCGGAAATATCCAGCACTCCGGCGGTCAATTTACCTCCAATGGGGTGCAGGTGGATAACCATGCCCACGGCAGTGTGCAAAGCGGCGGAAGCTGGACTAAGGGGACGCAATGACGGTGCGCTACACGGGAATGAACAGTCAAACCGGGCTCAGCATTTCAGAGGCTGAACATATCAGGCAAAGCGTGCGCGACATTCTGGTTACGCCCGTTGGCTCGCGGGTCATGCGTCGGGAGTACGGCTCCTTGCTGGCGGCGATGATCGACAGGCCTCAGAGTCCGGCGCTGCGTCTGCAAATTATGGCCGCATGTTACTCCGCAATCCAGAAATGGGAACCGCGGATAAGCCTGACGGCTATCACTTTCGAACGGTCGGAGAATGACGGGACGTTGTATGTCGATATCACCGGCACGCGACCAACGTCCGATCGTTCCTTTTCTATCACTATTTCACTGAGTTAAACGCTATGGCTATTGTTGATCTGAGCCAGCTCGCCGCGCCTGATGTCGTGGAGGAGGTGGATTATGAGACGCTGCTGGCAGAACGTAAGGCCACCTTTGTCTCGCTCTATCCTGAGGCGGAGCAAGAGGCTATTGCACGCACGCTGACCTTAGAGTCAGAGCCGATCGTGAAGCTGCTGCAGGAAAACGCGTATCGGGAAGTTATCTGGCGTCAGCGCGTTAACGAGGCCGCGCGTGCGGTCATGCTGGCCTACGCCGCGGGCAGCGATCTCGACCAGATTGGGGCAAACGCTAACCTTGAGCGTCTGGTGATTACGCCCGCCGACGACACCACGTTCCCGCCCACGCCGGCGGTCATGGAATCCGATACCGATTTTCGTCTGCGCATCCAGCAGGCACCGGAAGGGCTCAGCGTGGCTGGTTCGACAGGCGCTTATCAGTTCCATGGCCGCAGCGCGGATGGTCGTGTGGCGGACATTTCCGTGATTAGCCCCCAGCCTGCGAACGTTACGGTTTCCGTGCTCTCCCGGGAGAATAACGGCGTGGCGTCCGAAGAACTGCTCGCCGTCGTTCGCAATGCGCTGAACGATGAGGATGTCCGGCCCGTCGCTGACCGGGTGACAGTGCAGTCAGCCAACATTGTCGACTACAGCATTGTGGCCTCGCTGTTCCTGTTCCCCGGCCCTGAAAGTGAACCCGTGCTCAACGCGGCCAGAGCCCGGCTGCAGGCCTATATCACGGCGCAGCACCGGCTGGGGCGTGATATCCGCAAGTCTGCCATTTACGCCGCACTTCACGTGGAAGGAGTACAGCGCGTGGAGCTGACGGCACCCGCGGCTGACATCGTGCTTGATGAAACGCAGGCCTCATGGTGCAGCCAGTACAGCGTAACCGTGGGGGGGAACGATGAGTGATGCCCGTCTTTTACCGGTTGGCTCCTCGCCTCTGGAGATTGCGGCCGCGCGCGCCTGCGCGGAGATCGAAAAAACGCCCGTGCCGCTGCGCCATCTCTGGAGCGCAGATACCTGCCCGGCAAATCTTCTGCCGTGGCTGGCGTGGGCGTTTTCGGTTGACCGCTGGGATGAGAACTGGCCAGAGGCCACCAAGCGTGACGTGATCCGCGCGACATGGTTTATCCATGCCCATAAGGGAACGATAGGCGCCGTGCGTCGCGTGGTGGAGCCGCTGGGTTATCTGATTAACGTCACCGAGTGGTGGCAAACCAACGATCCGCCCGGCACCTTCCGCCTTGATATCGGCGTGTTAGACACGGGTATCACAGAGGAAATGTATTACGAAATGGAGAGGCTTATTGCTGATGCAAAGCCTGCCAGCCGCCACCTTATCGGCCTGAATATCATCCAGGACATACCGGGTTATCTCTATACCGGCGCCCTGAGCTATGACGGCGACATCATCACGGTTTACCCCGGATAAGCGAGAGCACAATGACAGTGAAATATAAAACGGTTATCACCAAAGCCGGTGCGGAAAAACTGGCTGCAGCAACCGTCCCGAACGGGAAAAAAGTCAATTTTACGGCGATGGCCGTGGGTGACGGTGGCGGTGCGTTGCCGGTGCCTGATGCCAGCCAGACTAAGCTGCGGAATGAAGTCTGGCGCCACGCGCTGAATAAAATCAGCCAGGACAAGAAGAACAAAAACTACGTTGTGGCAGAGCTGCTGATCCCGCCAGAGGTCGGCGGTTTCTGGATGCGCGAGATGGGGCTGTATGACGAAGCCGGGACGCTGATTGCCGTCGGAAATATGGCCGAAAGCTATAAACCTACGCTGGTGGAGGGCTCGGGCCGCGCGCAGACGTTGCGCATGGTCATTATGATCAGCGATATCGCGTCCGTCGAGCTGACGATTGACACCTCAACGGTGATGGCGACACAGGATTACGTTGACGGGAAACTCGCGGAGCACGAGCAGTCGCGCCGCCATCCGGACGCGACCCTTGCTGCTAAGGGCTTTACACAGCTCAGCAGCGCCATTGACAGTGCCTCCGAGGTGCTCGCTGCAACGCCGAAAGCGGTGAAGGCGGCGTACGACCTGGCGAAAGGGAAGTACGCGGCTCAGGACGCCACCACGGCGCAAAAGGGGATTGTCCAGCTCAGCAGCGCCACAAACAGTGTATCTGAGGTGCTGGCGGCGACGCCGAAGGCGGTAAAAACGGCGTACGATCTGGCAAACGCCAAGTATACCGCGGTGGATGCCACTACGGCGCAAAAGGGACTCGTTCAGCTCAGTAGCGCTACTGACAGTGTGTCTGAGGTGCTGGCGGCGACGCCGAAGGCGGTGAAGGCGGTGAATGATGCGGTGAATGATGTAAAAAAAAATCTGGGTACCGCCGCGTCAAGGGATGTACAGACATCAAAAGATGATGTCACCGCTGGACGTGTTCTTGCTAATGGTGGTGCCCTCGCTTTGCGGACTGTGCTTGCTGGGGCTGGGAGAACGGTGACAGATTTTAATGACCTCCCCGAAAATGCTGTGAGTTTTGGCTATGATAATGCAACGAATTCTTCGGGTTTTACTGGTTCCGTTCTTGATTTCTCTGGTTCCAGTGGTCGTTATCGTGTGCAGCTTGCTGCGCAGTACAATGGCAATGGAAACCGCATTGCTTTTCGTACACGTAATGGTGATGCAGCGGGCGTATGGAATACATGGGGGGAGATTTACCATACGCGTAATAAACCATCCCCTGCGGATATTAATGCCGTAAACAAAAGCGGCGATACTATGAGCGGAGTGCTTAAGGTTGGCGCGGAAGTTCAAAGTACCTCAGCAAATAGTTTTCGTATTGCTTATAGTGACTACGGAACATTCTGGCGTAATGACGGTTATAATCTTTACCTCATGTTAACGAATAAAGGGAACGCTTATGGAGGGTATAACGCGCTTCGACCATTACGTGTAAGCCTTGAAACCGGGGCGTTGCAATCTGAAACACCGTTAACGGTGGGTAATACTATTTATGCCTCTAAGGAAATTACAGCGGGATATAGTGGGGTGTTTACTTGGGCTTATCAGTATTCTACGAAAGCACCATTTTTTAACTCATATTCAACAACTGGGACGAGTGAGTACCATCCAGTAATTAAACAACTGGCAACTATTGCAAGTAAAAACTCTTACGCTTTTTCAATGGGCTCACTGGTAAGCGATGATGCACTATCCTGGCACTTGCATATGAAGGGAAGTGGTACAGGTGATGTAAACTTTAAATGGGAAACAAATGGTAATTTCATCGCGCCAGGACAAATTATACCGGGCAGTTTTTCTAATTTTGATGGACGCTATTACACAAAAGCACAATCTGATGCAGGTTATATGGCGAAAACGGGCGCATATACCAAGGCTGAAAGCGAAGCTCGTTATCAGTCAAAAGGTAGCTATGTAACTGGCATTCGTTTTGGCGCATCGGCGGAATACCAGGAGCGTGGGAACACTGAGCGCCTGACCGGCGGGGTGATGACATCTTTTGCTGATCGGGGAAGTTCCAATTATTGGATACGTCTTCGTCCCATGCAATATCAGATCAATGGCGGCGCATGGGTTACTGCGGCCTACGCATAAGGATAATTAATTCAATGTTAATGAAAAATTTCACTGCCTCAACAAAAAATCTTGATGGCTTTATGGTCATGGTATTTACCGATGAGGAGGGGAATGACTGGTATGCCTCACAGGCAAAATTTTCGACCTCCTCTTTAAAATTTATGTTTGATGGTAAAGGCAATATCGTTGCCGCTTCATGGGATGCCTCTATGCTGGCACCGGAGAACCTGTCCGTTTCGGAAATTGAAAAAAATAGTGTGCCGGATAACTTCTTCGAGCCGGAAACACGCTGGGTATTTGATGGTGAAAAAATCATCCCATTTGTTTATTCGCATGAAGAACTGCTTCACCAAACAAAAGGCCAGCTCGAACGCTTACTTAGCGAAGCAAAAGAAAAAATCGTTGTACCTCAGGCCAGGTTAATGGCAGGTAGAACGTTGACCGAATCACAGTTAAAAACGTTAAATGCATGGCTTGATTATATTGATGCTCTCGAATCCTGTGATATTACCGTATTACCTGTTAGTTTCCCGGTCCCCCCGCAGTAATGTAATCTGAAAAGCCGAAATAACCATAGCCCTCCTTTGTGAGGGCTATTTGTTTGTTGTGTGAATGACTGGTGGAACGTGATGAAGTGCATAGGATGGGAGGGTAGCAGAAAATAGTTGCACACCTTAACCACGGAGTTAAACAGATGGGCGACTATCACCACGGCGTGGAAGTCATCGAAATTAACGATGGCACACGCACCATTTCCACCGTCTCGACGGCAATCATCGGTATGGTCTGTACGGCCAGCGATGCTGACGAACAGACATTTCCGCTTAACGAGCCCGTGCTCATTACTAATGTGCAATCCGCCATT